TTATTTTATTTTTTCTATATCCTCTCGCAACCATTCTAAATCACGTACGGTGTAAGTGGATTCAGTTATATCTTGAATTGAATGACCGACCATTTCTTTGAGGGCGTATTCATCCATTCCGGCTTTTTTACCCATCGTAACAAATGTTGTTCGAGGATCATGAGGTCTGTGTTCGGGATTCAAGTTTAATTGTTTAACAACCTTTTCAAAACGACTTGCATATTTGTCGTATGTTACAGACCAGGAACCAGAGTGAGTTTGTCCTTTATCATTGAAAAGATAATCGCTGTTTATAGAAAGGGCGAAATCATAATTGCGTTTCACAAGTTCTTTGATTTTGGAATGAATAGGAACAATCCGTTGCTTTCCGGCTTCCGTTTTCATTCCTGCTTGCATATACCATTTCTCCAAATTTACTTCATCTAAGCGTAAAGTAGCAAGTTCTTGAGGTCGCCATCCCATATAGCATTGTATGATAATCCAGTCTGTAAATTTAACATCATCAACATTTTTCCATAAAAGATCCATTTCTTTATTATCAAAGGGAAAATGCTTTTTCTTGTTTTTTTCTATTTCAACGATAACATCTCCAGAGAGCTCAAATGTTCTTGCATAATTCATTGGTACAATTTCGTATTCTAAAGCATAGTCTAGCATGTTATTGAATAGTGATTTTATTCTCGATTTAGTTCCTGGAGTTGCATAAATTTTTTCCCCTTTCTTTTTTCCGCGAGTTTCAATTCGAAAACCTTCCTCCATACACCCTTTAATATGTCGAGATCTGATGTCTTTCGCACGCATATCATATATAGAAGAACAATAAGCCCATGCCGAGTTTACAGTCCTAATATAGTTGTCTGTGGCATTTTTAAAATACTCAGCAGTCCATTTTTCGTAAAGCTCTTTCACTGTAATGTCTGGCTTTAAGTCATATGGATTTTTATTATATTCTACTAATGCGGCATAGGCGTCGTTATAAGTTGGAAAATAGGATTCCGGTTTTAGTGGCTTACATATAGGACGACCAGTAGATGTTTTTCCAACAGTAACCATTGCCCGATATGGGTTTCTAAGGTTTCGATTTTTGATTTGACTTATCTGTCCAAAGCCGTTAGGAAGTCGTTTTCTTTTATTATTTTTATTGCGGGGCTTTCTTGGTTTGATGTCTGGCTGTATCGGATATCCACAATGTGGGCAGAAAGTAGCTTTATCGCTTATCTGTAATTCGCATTCGGGACATTTTAGCAGCATATTTCATACCTCCTTCACGATATTAAAATGAGTTTTGTGTGTGGCAATGTTGATTTATCATGAGTAATCATATATGCTAGTGTAGGAATTGTCAACTCCTACACTCAATATTTTAAAGGGTTTTAATATATGGTTAGTAATGATAAATCAATTTGTCAGAATTGTGGGTCTAAATTAAAACGGTATGATAAGGTTTCAAGAATAGTACGGACGAAAGGCGGAAAAACTTCGTGGATAGAGATTGAACGTTTTCGATGTCCCGTTTGCGGTCAAATACATAGAGAGTTACCAGATTATATTTTTCCGTATAAGCAATACGAAGCGGAGGTGATTCGTGGTGTGTTGGAAGGTTTTATTACTTGTGAAACTTATGGATATGAAGATTATCCATGTGAAATGACCATGATTCGATGGAGGAATTCGCAGGAATTACAACTCCTTTTGTGAAGAATAAAACGAAAGGAGAAAAATCATGTCAAAAGAGGAACGGCACTTACAGACTAAGATTCGAATGTTTGAGGACATACTTTTAAGAACAAAGAATCCAAGTCAAGTAGACAACATCCAAATGGAATTGACAAGGATGAGAGCAAAATTGCAAAAATTATACTTCAAGAGAATGGAGTCCTAACAAGGGCTCTTTCTTTTTTGTGTGTATCGTTTTGCCACTGAGGTTGTTTTAACAAATCGCAAGTCTTATCCTAGAATAGCCGTTGAAAGGAGGTAACAGCCAATGGAAGAAATTACATTTACACCGGGGTCTGTTCCAGTGGTAGTGGTAGCCAGAGTGTATGGAAAAGATGCTTCTTGGGTTCGTGCCGGTATTATATCCGGGTGGCTACCAATTGGAAAAGCTACTAGAAATGGTAAATTGATAACCAACATTGAGGAGATGAATTCAAGATACGGACGCATCAATTTTTACATCTCTCCGAAACGGCTTTGGGAGGAAACGGGATATTTGTGGAAAGGAGAGAAAAATTAAAAATGGGCACAACAATTCGTCCGGAATTATCGGAGAAAAATCCATATTGGATTGAACGTCATCGTTATTATGAGCTGAAGCATTTTTGTCTTCAATATCCAATCTGGAAAAAAGCATATGCAGCCTTGGATGGGCTTAGCCGCCGACCTTCCGATTTAGAAGTCTTTTCGAAAAAGGGAGAGATTAGCGATCCAACTGTTCGGTGTGTAGAAGCTCGATCCTATTATATTGAGCGTATGAAGACTGTTGAGCAGGTAGCGATTGCAACGGATGCGGAGTTATCCAGCTATATTCTAAAAGGAGTAACCGAAGGATGGTCTTATGACATCTTGAAAGCTAGGTTAAATATTCCATGCTGCAAGGATGTTTATTACAACTTATACAGACGATTCTTCTGGTTATTGAACAAAGCGAGGGATTGAAATGAAAATTATAGACATAGCAGTCAAGAAGGTCTATCGTTTCAACTGTCCGAATTGTCAGAGTCGTCTGGAAGCCGACAGTAAAGAAGTGGTAGATATCGGAGGAAAGGTGTGTAAATTCCATTGCCCTATGTGCCGGAAAGAGCGGTACATTGCTTGGTCTGACATGAGAAAGAAAATCGTGTATGAGGGTGAGAATACGCAATAATTACATCTCCTATTGTGAAAGGAGGTCGTTTAAATGATTAAATCAAAATTTGGACCGATAACAAATCCTAAAACAGGTATGAGCAAAGACATTGTTATAAATGCTTTGTCAAAAGAAAGTCTTAAAGACATTTTAATAGGTGGAGGTATTGTGATGGTAGGTATTACCTATCTAGCATTATCAACGTTTAAAAATGGAGCAAAGGCTTTTGAAACGGCGGAGTATGAAACATTGGAATCGCTTGATTTGTTTACTAATTAACGGTCAAAGACAAACGTCATTTAATAACAGATTTAAAGACTGAGCCAGCAATGGCTCTTTCTTTTTATCCTAGATTAAAATGCAGTACCGAGGTATCTGAAAGACATGTTATGTTGATATTTGAAAAAATCCCGGGTGGGAAATTTGGAAAAAGGTTTTTTGAAAGGTGGGGACAAAATATGGAACTGATTATTTGTATTATTGTTGGCATCATTATCGGAATTGTCTTCGGACGACGAGTGTTTCGAAGCGATGTCGTGGGTTCGCTGCGAGTTGATCAATCAGATCCGGATAGCGGACCTTATTTGTTTTTGGAGCTGTCTCATGAAGGGGTAGATGCGATATATAAGAAAAAATATGTTGTCCTAAAAGTCAACATCCAAGATTATATTTCGCACGAATAACAAGTCCTTTTATGGAACAGTTAATGAATTCACGAAAGGAGAACTAAAATGGGTGAAAACATCAAAGAATTGTTGAACGAGGAGATAGCGGCAGAGATTCAGGCGATATCTTCTCTGGATTCAGGTAGCGAAAAGAAATCAAAGGCTATAGAGGATTTAGCGAAGCTGTACCGTTTGAGAATCGAGGAAAGTAAAAATGAGTTAGACGCGGAAGATAAGCGAAGTCGCCGTACATTGGAAAGTGAGGCAAGTATCCGAGAACATGAGATAAAACAGTCTCAATTGGATGAACAAATCAAAGCAGATGTACAAGATGAGCAATTTAAGTCCTGCCAGCTCAACGAGCAAATGAAAGATCGATATTTCAAAGTGGGTATTGCTGCGGCAGAACTTCTTATACCATTGATGTTCTATGGTATCTGGATGCGGAAAGGATTTAAGTTTGAGGAAACTGGAACTTATACCTCAACAACATTCAGAGGATTGTTCAATCGTTTTAGACCGACAAAGAAATAATTAACCGGTCAGAAAATGAGGAGGGCGTGATTTATACATGTCCTCTTCGTTTTTGCGTGATTTTTACAGACGCTATTATGGAAAGGAGATGCTATAAAGAGCTCTTTGTCTCTTGACTATAAACCGGAAGAAACCGTACAATAATAGCGGTTCTTTCGAAAATGAAAGGAGATAATATTTATGAGCCACAAAATTATCAAACCAGAAGGTATTGAATTGATTGAGTACCTGAATAACGGATATGCGATTTGCAATCGGTGTGGAGCCGTCATGAGGCAAACAGAAGATCCGAAGACTGGATGCGGAATTTATATCTGTCCATCGTGCGGATTAAAGATGGACGAAGAGGATTACGAGTATGAGTCCGATGAAGAAGTAGAGTGGACGGAAGAAATGCTCGATATGGAACAAGGAGATATTCCTCCAGCCGGATGTAGAGCCTGCGGAGGACCATATCCGTATTGCAAAACGTCATGTAAGCTATTTGATGACTAAAAATATTATTGAGAGAAGGTCTATGCTTCGGCATAGGCTTTTTCTTTTTGGAGAATAAACGATGCGATACCATTATGAAAAACCAGAGATCTATTTATCAATGTATGGGAAAGTATATTTTTGCGATCATCCGGTCTATCATTGTTGCACGCTATTTCAAATCGGAGAAAAGGGACTGGCGGTTATTCAGCAGCGATTTGATGAGAAAACGAAGAGCACCTGGTGGGGAGAAGTGGACCCATGGATTACGGATGATTTATATTTGCATCCTTGCTTTAAAGAATACTTTGATATGCGTTCTGGAATGACTACGAACGGACTTTATCCAACCGTAACGATTCGTCAGATTATGTGGGCTTTAAAAATGAAGCCGATTAAGAGAGAACGATGGGAGACGGTCTTTGACAGACGGGATATTTAATCCGCAAAAATCACAACTCCTGTTATGGAAAACTGATAAAAGTGAAAGGAGTTTAAGGGTGATGGACGAAATGAAAATCAGCTCAAAATTTACACGGATGTTACTTTCAAAATTAGCAAAAGGAGTATTACATAAAAAACTTGGATACGACATAGATATCCAGTTAAACGAGTTAAATGCTTCGATTTCAGATGAGAAAGCACATGTGCATGTAAGTATTGACGCGGATATGAGTAAAGAAGAACTCATGAAAATTCTGAAAAAAGTCGGTTTGAATTAGAGGAATTGAGCCAGCAATGGCTCTTTCTTTTTACTTCGCAAAATTTACAATTCCTATTATGGAGAAACAGTTAGCTCATTGGTAGAGCGCCACGCTTTTGTGGGGGGTAATCGGTTCGAGTCCGATACTGGTTCTCTTTTATTTTTTATCAATCTTAGGAAAGGAGATTTTTAAGAATGTGGTCAAAAATTTAAGTCTGGGTGATTTGGAGTTAATTTTATGCGATTGGTATGAAATGGATGAACAACTTCCAAATCCTATCTTTGAAAAGAAAGAGTTTGAACGGGTCAGTAATGGTTTATGGGCTATTGGGGAATTTCGAAATTATGTATCAAAACAGATTTATCCAGAAACTCAAACTTCGATAAAAAATCTGAGAGAGATGGCTTGTACATTTGCAAAAAAGATGGAAATGTTTGCATCTATGAACAAAAAGAATAGTTCCATTTTCATGACTGCAAAACTGATCGGAGAAAGTATTCAAGATTTACTACACGCTATGGAGTAAGACAAAACGAAAGGAGAATATCATGCAAAAAGTTAAAATCTCAAAAAGAGTTGGGAGGCTAATGCTTTATGACGAATGGAAAAATTATCAAAACTATTGGTATTGCGGTTACCGTAATTGGGTTTGGAGTGAATATCCTTACCGATTGGGTGAACGAAAAGAAAATGGATGAGAGAATCGAAGAGAAAGTAAATGAGGCACTTGCCAAACGAGATAGCGAAAACGAAGAGGAGTCCTAACAAGGGCTCTTTCTTTTTAGTTTGGAGTAGGTGCATATGAACGATGAAGCGATTCAAAAAATTATAAGCTATGCAAACGAATATTTATTCGAACCGAGGTCAAATTGGTCTAAACAAGCCATTATGGAACGCTCATATGAAAGATGGGCAGTTGATGAGATTCTTTTAACTATTATGGATCATCCATTGACCGAAGCCGACTTTGTGATAGAAGGATTTATTTTAAAAATGGAATTTTTTCTTCATATGTCGGGAAATCAGGCAAATAATCTTATATTTCAAGTTGCAGAAAATACGGCTGAGGCACTTCTTGGTCTTATTTTATAACCACAAATTTTATATTTTCGAAAGGAGAAACATCATGAAGGTATTAAGAAAACAGGAAATTGAAACAGCTAACATTCAGGTAGGAGATCAGGTAATTATTCCATTAGCAGAGATTGGCGAGTTTAGCGCAACTGCTCACAAGGTTACGGATGAAGGAATCATGTTTATATTTGATGAGTATATTACTCGTCGTCCGATGAATAGCAAAAATACAAACAAAGGCGGCTTTGAAAAGTCTGAACTGAAAAAGTGGATGGATACGGTTCTGCTTATGGCATTCCCGGAGGAACTGCGTGATAAGATTTATGGTCTTACGCTTCCTACTGTTGGACAGATTGTGGGGCATGAAGACGAATGGGATAATAACAATTTAGAACCCGATACTGACGAGCAGCTTCCGTTGATGACGGAACGAAAGAACAGGGTTGCTTATTTTAAAAATGATTCATCATGGGGCTGGCTGAGAAATGCAGCAAAAGAAGAAGTTTCTTCGGCTTATTTCGCTTTTGTGAGCGGCAGTGGCTATACGTCCTACCACTACGCTTCGTACTCTGATGGGGTTCGTCCGGAATTCTGGTTGGTTAAGCAGGAATCCAGGGGCCCTGTGCCCCGTGAAAGCAAGGTTTCTTATAGAAATTACTGTGGGGGAAGGAACTCAAAAGAGGTAACAAAAGAATCCTTACAGGAGGAGGTTTTTGAAAAAGAGAACGAGATCAAGCTTCTCAAACAGGAAATCAAAAATCTGGAAGAGAAAGAGGCTATGGAACAGGCGGCTCGTGAAACGAAAAAAGTGATGGATAGTTATATTCAGGCCGGATTTACGAAAGACGAGGCGTTTCAGATGGTAATGGAGCTATCAAAAACGATTCTCGGAGGAGGAAGATAATGAAAAAAGAATTATCAAAAAGCTTTTTATTGCTTAAAACATCGATTAAAAAACATAGTCCAGAAATTCTTACAGGCATTGGTATTGCCGGCATGATTACGACAACTGTTATGGCGGTTCGTGCAACACCAAAGGCTCTTATTCTTATCGAAGAAAGAAAAGAGGAAATCGGTGTTAATCAGCTCGAGGCCGTAGATTTGATAAAAACAACATGGATGTGTTATGTTCCGGCAGCACTTACGGGGACACTTTCCATTGCATGTTTAATCGGCGCTAGTTCGGTAAACGTTCGTCGAAACGCAGCACTCGCAACAGCCTACACCTTATCGGAATCGGCTCTCAAAGACTATCAGGAAAAAGTAATAGAGATGTTTGGAGAGAAGAAAAACGAAGCTGTAAAGGATGCTATTGCAAAAGACAAAGTTGAGAAAAATCCGGTGGTTACACGAGAAGTAATCATTACAGAAAAAGAAAATACACTTTGCTATGATGCGGTGTCTGGGAGGTATTTCAAGGGAGATATCGAGAAAATTAAGAAAGCTGAATGTGAGCTGAATCGACAGATGAGGGATGAAATGTATATATCCCTGAATGATTTTTACTATGAAATTGGTTTGGATAATATTAAGCTGGGGGATGAACTTGGTTGGAATATTGATGACGGATATATCGACTTATCCTTCAGTTCACAATTAGCCAGTGATGGAACACCTTGTCTGGTGATCGATTACACAATTGCACCGAGATACGACTTTCGTAATTTGAGATAACCGCGCGAAAAAAACAATGGCTTTAATGGAAGAAGAATCACACATTTTCAAAAAATGAAAGGAGAATATTTATGGAAACTAATGAGATCATGAACAATGAAGAGGTTATGGAGACAACTACTGAGGAAATCGTTAAATCGAGTTCTGGTAAAGGGTTTAAGGTTGCGGCCGGTGTTGGTTTAGCTGTACTTGCAGGTGTTGTAATCTACAAGTATGTGGGTAAACCGATGATTGCCAAAATCAAAGCTCAGAAGGAACAGCAGATTATCGATGCTGAGTGGGAAGATTCAGATGAACCGAACATCGAGAGTGAGAAAGAGGAATCCGAAGAAATCTAAAGAGAAAACTGTGTTTCAACACGAGGGAGAGTATCTGTAACAAGGTACTTTCCCTTTTTTCTTTTATCCGGAGGTGAATTTTATGAATTTATATTTATATGATGGACCGGTGATGGAGTTCGATAACTGTGTTGCCAATCGTTGGACTGCTTCTACACGAGCGGTTTCTGAAAAGAAAGCACGATCGAATCTTACATATCAATTTAAAAAGAAAAACAATCGACTTCCGGGTACAAAGATTATATTACCTGGAAAAATTAGTCTAGTGAGTGGAAAGGAGACAACTTAATGGAGGAATATAAGCCAAATTCCCATAGGTCAAAGGAGGAACGAAAAGAATCTATTCCAGAAAAACATGTAGAGAAAGTAATTTCCGGAACGGTGAAGCCTAAGAAGAAGTCAGAAATGCAGAAGTTTGCGGATGTATTCATTTCTGAGGATGTCAACAATGTGAAATCGTATATTGTGATGGATGTTCTTGTGCCGGCAATTAAAAAGGCAATTTCTGATATAGTTACCAACGGTATTGATATGATTTTGTACGGAGAAGCTGGGAAATCAAAAAAGAATTCTACAGCGTCCAAAGTATCCTATCAGAAATATTATGATGGCGGAAAAAAAGATTATGCCGCACCGAAAAGTCGGACAAGTTATGAATATGATGAACTCTTATTTGAAACTCGCGGAGATGCAGAATCTGTTCTGGATGCTATGAATGAAATTATTGCTCAGTACGAGGTTGTCAGTGTCGCAGACCTCTATGATTTGGCGAATGTGTCCAATGACAACTATGCTGCAAATAAATATGGCTGGACGGATATTGCTGGATGCAGAGCAGTTCGTGTAAGAGATGGCTATATCTTGAAACTACCTAAACCTACACCATTGTAAAGGAGAAAATAGATTATGTATGAATCAGAAGATAAAATGGTATCTCATCCGGAGCATTATATGTCCAAAACAGGTATGGAAGTCATTGACGTCATTGAAGCGTTTACCGACGAATTAAAAGGTGTTGAGGCGACTGATACCGGAAATATCATTAAATATGCCTGCCGTTGGAAGAAGAAAAACGGTATTCAGGATTTGGAGAAAATCCTTTGGTACACGCAGCATTTAATTGATCATTTAAAAAATATAGAAGAGGAGAATAAGTAACCATGAAAAAAGCAGAGATTGTTAAGAGTGTGAACGGTTTGTTTAGCAAAACAAGTTTTCAGTTAAAGAAGCATAGTCCGGAGATTCTTGTTGTAGCGGGGGTTATCGGCGTAGTCACAAGTGCGGTAATGGCATGTAAAGCGACAACGAAAGTCAACGAGATTTTGGACAAGACTAAAGAAGATGTTGAGGCAATTCATAAATGCGAAGAAGATGAATCTATGAAAGAGCAGTATTCCAGCGAAGATGCAAAGAAAGATTTAACGATTGTATATGCTCAGACAGGCGTAAAGTTTGCAAAGTTATACGGTCCGTCTGTTGTGCTGGGAGCATTGTCAATTACCAGTATTCTTGCATCTAATAATATTCTTCGTAAGAGGAATGTCGCTTTGGGTGCGGCTTATGCAGCTATTGATAAAGGATTTAAAGAATATCGAAATCGAGTAATTGAAAGATTCGGTGAAGAGGTTGATCGTGAACTGAAATATAATCTCAAAGCCAAAAAGTTTGAAGAAACTGTTGTAGATGAGGAAACTGGAAAAGAAAAAAAGGTTAAGAAAAATGGCTTTGTTGTGAGTCCAGCGGATATTAGCGGATATGCTCGTTTCTTTGAGAAATACACGCAGGATGAAGACGGAAATTCTATTTTGAATCCTCATTGGGAAAGCAATAATGAGTACAATTTAATGTTTATCAAGGCACAGGAACGTTATGCTAACGATCTTCTGAAGGCTAAAAAGCGAGTATTTCTGAATGATGTTTATGAGATGCTAGGTCTTCCAAGAACAAAAGCTGGTCAGATTGTAGGTTGGGTCTATGATCCTGAGAGCCCGAAGGGAGATAATTATATTGACTTTGGGCTGTATGCAGACAATTTGAGTTATTCTGATTATGTCAATGGATTTGATCAGGCAATCCTTCTCGATTTCAACGCGGACGGAAATATTTGGGAGTTGATGTAAGAAAAAATTTTATAACCATCCCTAAGAGTTGATCAATTCTTTGGGGATGGTTTTTTAGGAGGATTTTATGCGTAAGTTAATCAAAGTAATAGCCGTTCCAGTCTTATGTTGCATTATTCTATGTATATTGTTTTTCATGGTGGACTTCCGCTCAAATGGAGAAGAAGTTTCAGTCCCCAGAGCAATTGATGTTAGAAAGAAGGAGCCGGTTATTGCAGTTTGGCAAGAAGAAGCTGTTCCGATTGCTATTGAGGAAACGGAGGAATCAACAGAAATTATAGAAGAAATGTCGAAAGAAGATGTGGAGTTAATTGCTCTTGTTACGATGGCTGAAGCAGAGGGCGAGTGTGAAGAGGGAAAAAGACTTGTAATCGACACTATACTAAACAGAGTTGATTCTGAACATTTTCCAGATACCGTTTACGAGGTTATCTATCAGCCAAATCAATTTTCATCTATGTGGAATGGACGAGTTGATCGATGTGAGGTTCGAGAAGATATTTGCGGGCTCGTTTATGAAGAATTGGAATCAAGAACAAATTATGAAGTTATGTTCTTTACTGCTGGTGAGTACAGTGCATACGGTATTCCTATGTTTCAGGTTGAAAACCATTATTTTTCAAGATACGAGTAAGGAAAGGAGAATTATTATGCGTAATTTTTTAGCAGTTGTGTCTTATACATTGGCAGCTATGTCTGGTATTTGTTTTGCTGGTGGAATCGCCATTCTGTCAGCAGGAAAGGGGCACTAATATGGATGGTCTGGAGAATATAATATCGGTACTGGACTATGTTCTGGATACCAAAAGAAAAAGACATATTACAGGAGGCATTTTGTTGAGTGTTTCCTTTCTTTTTGGAGGATTAGCAATAACTGTAATGACAATCAAAAATGAGGAGGATGAGTATGAACAGTAAAAGGTGGGTTCTTCTTGCTTTTATTGCTGGAGCAGGGATAGGCTCTGTATGTACATGGCAACTACTCAAGCGAAAATACGAGCAAATTGCCCAGGAAGAGATTGATTCTGTAAAAGCGGCTTATGCCGCAAGAGAAAATGTAGAAAAAGCAGGGAAGAGTTTGTTAGAAGGCTTACAAGACGGTCTGAAGAAAAATGAAGCTCAAGAAAACGAAGATTTAAAAAAATATAAATCCATCATTCAGAAAGAAGGCTATACAAATTATTCTCGCAATGTGGAAGAAAAGAAAGGAGATCCGTTCGTGGAAAAGCCATATGTTATTTCGCCAGAGGAATTTGGTGAATTTGAGGAATATGAAAAAATAAGTCTTACCTATTATGCGGATCAAGTCTTGACGGATGAAAACAATGAAGAGGTAGACGATGTGGAAGAAATTGTTGGAGAGGAATCTTTGACACACTTTGGGGAGTATGAGGACGATTCCGTATTTGTCCGAAACGATCGGTTAAAGTGCGATTACGAAATTCTGCTTGATCAGAGGAACTATTCCGATGTTACAAAGACGATGCCACATCGAGTGGAGGAACGATGACGAAGAACGAGCTTAATGATACATATTTTAATTGGATGTGTCAGCTTGTGTTTGATGGCAGATATTCGAAGAAATTATCGTATCGAAGACTTTTGAAGATTCTGCATAAAATTGAGTTTATTTACAGTATTCCGATGGATGGAAATCGTGCGGAAGATGGTATTGATTTGAGGTATCGGTTTGGATATGAGAATGGATACAGTAGCTCCATGATTTCCGCTTATTTAGACAATAAGACGTGCAGCGTTCTGGAAATGATGATTGCACTTGCTATTCGATGTGAAGAGCATATCATGGACGATCCTGATGTGGGAAACCGAACTGGACAGTGGTTTTGGAATATGATTGTAAATCTTGGATTAGGATCTATGAACGATTCTAAATTTGACAGAGCCTATATTGAAGAAATTGTGCAAAGATTTCTGGAACGAAAATATAGTCGAAATGGTGCAGGAGGACTGTTTACAGTAAACCATAGTAGATACGATTTGAGAACTGTTGAAATCTGGTATCAGATGTGCTGGTACTTAGACGAAAATGTTTAGGAGGAACGCTATGAGCCATAGTGAAGTAATGAAATGGTTTGAATATTATTTTCCAGATTATGCGGGTGAACGAATAGATGTATTCTTTCCAAATGGAAGAAATAGTATTCGGATACGCCAGAAAAATGGTCAGGAATTTATATTCACTTACCACAGTCAAAAAGAATGGAAATTAGAAACGATTACCAGTTTTTTGAATGGAATGAAGGGAGGAAAGAAGTAAAATGTGTGAGATTATGAATTATATTTTTAGGAGTTTACATAATTCGGACAGAAGGTTAGATGTTATCTCAAGAGCTATCAGAAAACAGCAAAAATTCAACAACGGTGTTGCGGTTTTTTCTGTTCTGGTTACGATGAATTTTTTTATTGGTGAGATTGAAAGACGGGAGCAGGCAGCAAAAATTAAAAAGCTTGAAAGCAAAATCGAAGAATTAAAGCGTGACAAAGGAGAGTAAAAAATGAGATGATCGACTTTTTGATGATTTCCACACGTAGTACAAAGCGTGGTGCAATTGAAATCTATCCAAAGTTCATTATTAAAAAAAGCTCCGATCTGATGATTCGAGGTGGTGACTTCTACGCTATCTGGATTGAAGAACGAGGTTTATGGTCTACGGACGAACAAGATGCTTTGCAGTTGATTGACCGTGAGCTGGATAGATACGCAGAAGAAAGCCGCCAACGCTTTGACTCTGATATTAAAGTCCTTCACATGTGGGATGCTGAATCTGGAATGATTGATTCCTGGCACAAATATTGTCAGAAACAGATGCGGGATTCTTTTCACACACTGGATGATAAATTGATATTCTCCAACACCAAGACTGACAAAAAAGATTACGCCAGTAAAAAGCTGAAATATCCGCTTGAAGCTGGCGATTTGTCTGCTTATAACAAGTTGATGTCCACTTTGTACTCCGAGACAGAGAGGCAGAAAATTGAATGGGCTATCGGTTCCATTGTGTGCGGAGAATCAAAGAAATTGCAAAAATTTATGGTTTTGTATGGAGCTGCCGGAACAGGTAAATCTACGGTTCTCAATATTATTCAGCAGCTTTTTGAGGGATACTATTCCGTTTTTGATGCCAAAGCTCTGGGTTCATCTAGCAATTCTTTTGCATTGGAAGCATTCAAGAACAATCCTCTCGTGGCTATTCAACATGATGGGGATTTGTCAAGGATTGAAGATAATACTAGATTGAATAGTCTGGTGTCACACGAGCTGATGACGGTAAATGAGAAATTCAAATCTACTTATTCAAACCGTTTTAAATGCTTTTTATTCATGGGTACAAATAAACCGGTAAAGATAACGGACGCAAAATCAGGTCTAATACGACGATTAGTGGATGTATCTCCTTCCGGAAATAAATTAGGACCCAAAGAATACAAGACAATTATGAAACAGATTGAATTTGAGCTTGGAGCAATTGCATATCACTGCCAAGAAATCTATTTGAAGAATCCTGGAATGTATGATGATTATATTCCTATCGCGATGTTAGGAGCTTCGAACGATTTTTATAATTTCATTGTCGATTCGTACCATGTCTTTAAGAGAGAAAACGGTACAACTTTGAAAGCTGCTTGGGAAATGTATAAAACTTATTGTGACGAAGCAAAAGTCGGATATCCATTTTCACAGAGAGTTTTTAAGGAAGAACTGAAAAACTATTTTCGAGACTACAAAGAACGATTCAATATGGAAGATGGCTCAAGGGTAAGAAGTTATTACATTGGATTTCGGACAGAAAAGTTTGAAGAGGAAACTATTGTAGAGAAACAGGAAGAAAAGCATTCGTTGTTACACTTTGACAGCATAGAGTCTGTATTTGATAGAGAGTGTTCTGATTGTCCGGCTCAGTATGCAACGGAAAAAGAAACTCCGTCAATGAAGTGGGATAATGTAAAAACCAAACTGTCAGACTTGAATACTTCTCAAATCCATTATGTTAAAGTCCCGGAGAATCACATTGTGATTGATTTTGATATTCCGGATAAAGACGGAAATAAATCGTTTGAGCGGAATGTAGAAGAAGCAAGTAAGTGGCCGGCAACATATGCAGAGTTAAGCAAAAGCGGAAAGGGAGTTCACCTTCATTATATCTATACGGGAGATGTGAACAAATTAAGTCGTGTTTATGACGACCATATTGAAGTAAAAGTGTTCACAGGCAAAAGCTCATTACGGAGAAAGCTTACGAAGTGTAATGACTTGCCTATCGCAGTTATTAGCTCTGGTTTACCGATGAAAGGAGAAAATAAAATGGTAAATTTCGAAGCGATAAAAAGTGAGAAAGGGCTTAGAACACTGATTAAACGAAATTTGAATAAAGAAATTCATCCAGGTACTAAGCCTAGTATCGATTTTATCTACAAAATACTGGAAGATGCTTACTCCAGTGATTTAAGTTATGATGTGACGGATATGCGTAATGCGGTATTGGCATTTGCAGCAAACAGTACACATCAAGCCGATTATTGTATTAAATTGGTAAACAAGATGCAATTCAAATCGGCAGACCCTTCCACAGCGGGGAAAAATGAAGAAGCAAAACTGGTGTTCTATGATATTGAAGTATTTCCCAATTTATTCCTTGTAAATTGGAAGATGGAGGGTGAAGGGAAACCAGTTGTGCGAATGATCAATCCAACACCAACAGAGATTGAAGAATTGATGCGATTCCGATTGGTTGGATTTAACTGTAGGAGATATGACAATCATATTCTCTATGCAAGACTTATGGGTTATACAAATGAGCAATTATACAATCTTTCGCAAAAGATTATCAGTGGAAGTCCAAACTGTTTCTTTGGAGAAGCCTACAATGTTTCTTATACGGATGTATATGATTTTGCATCTGCTGGGAACAAAAAAAGCTTGAAAAAGTTGGAAATTGAAATGGGAATTCATCATCAAGAATTAGGACTTCCATGGGATCAACCGGTACCGGAAGAAATGTGGACAAAAGTTGCTGAGTATTGTGATAACGATGTGATTGCTACGGAAGCAGCGTTTCGTTATCTGAAAGCGGATTGGACTGCTAGACAGATTCTGGCGGATTTAGCTGGAATGACTGTCAATGATACCACTAACACTCTTACTCAGAAAATTATATTTGGGAATGAGCGAAAACCGCAAGACCAGTTTCATTATCGTAACTTAGCAGAGCCAGTACATGATCTTGATGATGAAACATATTCGTTCTTAGCGGAAGCATGTCCGGAAATGATGTCTCAAACGCATGGGGAAGAAGGAAGTCTTTTGCCATATTTTCCAGGATATAAGTACGAAAACGGAAAGTCTACTTATCTAGGAGAAGAAGTTGGAGAGGGCGGTTATGTTTATGCAGAACCAGGAATGTATGGAGATGTAGCTCTGTTAGATATTTCTTCCATGCATCCGCATAGTGCGATTGCGGAGGTATTGTTCGGAGTTAAATTTACCAAAGCATTCCGTGATATCGTAGAAGGACGAGTCAGCATTAAACATGAGGCATGGAATGAGGTCAATCATATGCTGGATGGAAAGCTGACACCGTATATTCAGAAAGTAATTGATGGAGAAATGACGGCGAAGGATTTGGCGAACGCTTTGAAGACTGCGATCAATTCTGTTTACGGTCTTACTTCTGCAAATTTCGATAATCCATTCCTCGATCCTAGAAACAAAGATAATATTGTAGCCAAACGAGGAGCTCTGTTCATGATTAACCTCAAACACGAGGTACAGGAACGGGGCTTTACTGTTGCTCATATTAAGACAGATTCTATTAAGATTCCGGACGCAACTCCTGAGATTATCCAGTTTGTTATGGATTATGGAAAACGGTATGGCTACACCTTTGAACATGAGGCTACATATGACAGAATGTGTTTGGTAAACGATGCTGTTTATATCGCCAAGTATAAAGACGGAAAATGGACCGCAACCGGTACACAATTCCAGATTCCATATGTCTTTAAGAAACTTTTTAGTAAAGAAGAGATTGTCTTTGAAGATATGTGTGAAACAAAATCAGTAAGCAGTGCATTATATTTGGATATGAATGAGGGGCTTCCTGACGTATCTTCTTCTGAAAAGGAATTTGCAAAATTGGAAGGTCAATACAAGAAAGGGCTACTCTCAGATACAACTCTTGAGAATCTTTGTGGGGAACTGCTCGAACGTATCGAAGAAGGGCACAATTATATTTTCATTGGACGAGTTGGTCAATTCTGCCCGATTAAACCAGGAGCTGGTGGCGGTTTATTGATGAGAGAAAAAGACGGAAAGTATTATGCTGCTACGGGCTCAAAAGGGTATCGATGGCTGGAATCAGAGATGGTTAGAGAATTATCTAAAGAAGATTCTATCGACCGTTCTTATTATGACAAACTTGTCGATGATGCAGTAAAGACCATATCTAAATATGGCGATTTTGAATGGTTTGTTTCAGAAGATCCTTACATTGCAAAGCCAAAACTTGAGGATTTTATGAACATTCCAGAAGATGCAGATGAAGAAATACCATTTAATTAAAAGAAAAGGAGAAATATATCATGGCTTTTAAAAATGTACCAAATATCATTATCGAAAACGCTCGCATTATCTTTCGTAATTTCAGAGGAGAAGAATCAAAGTATAATCGCGCGGGAAACCGGAACTTCTGTGTCATCATCGAAGATTCGGAGCAGGCAGAGAAACTTTCCAATGATGGATGGAATGTAAGACTGCTGGCTCCGAGAGACGAGGACGAAGAGCCGAGACATTATATCCAGGTGGCAGTCAGCTTTGAGAATATCCCGCCTAAGGTATATATGATTACTAGAAAAACAAAAACACCGTTGGATGATGAATCCATTTCCACTTTGGACTATGCGGAGATTCGGAATGTAGACTTGACGATTCGACCTTATTCATGGGAAGTGAATGGAAAGACTGGTATTAAAGCTTATCTGAAGACGATGTATGTTACTATCGAAGAGGACGAGTTTGCCGAGAAATATGCGGAGGAAGAGGGACCGGAAGAAGTTTAATTCCTCTAAAATATAAAAATAGGGTGCTTGCTATCATCAAGCAGGGTAAATGTCCTAAGCTAAAAGGAAACAGCCCTCTATTTTCGTGAAAGGAGAAAAACTATGGTATTTTGGAATCCGAAAAAGAAGCGAACCACAGCGAAACCGAAAACAACTGCTTCTATTTCTAAACCTAAAGTAGGTAGCGTAAAACAAGAACTAAATATTCTGCCACAACCTAAGAAAACAGATAACCCAAAGCCTAATAAAGTTCCTAAAAATGAAGATGTTAAAAAGCAATTTCTAAAAACATTTAATCAGTTGACTTACCGGCACCGATCATGGGATGTATGGCGGGATTTCATCATAATGTTTGCCTGTTCTTTATCGAATCCAGTGGATAAATTCCACTATGAAGAACGGGAAAAACGATATTTGAAAATTATTAAAAAATACAATAAGCGGGAGCAAGAGCAGTTCCCGGAATTGGCTGCCTATGTAGTTATGGCTTTGGAAGAAAACCCAGAGCAGGACTTTCTAGGCAGTATTTTTATGGAATTGAACTTGGGTGACAAATCCAACAGTCAATTTTTTACTCCATATCATGTGTGTGAATTGATGGCAAAAGTAACCGAAGAGGATGTTGCTGCTGTTGTGAAAGAGAAAGGATATATAACTATTAACGATTCTTGTTGTGGGGCAGGAGCTACTTTAATTGCAGCAATCAACGAAGCAAGAAAACAATTAGAAAAAGTTAATCTGAATTTTCAGAATCATGTATTGGTTGTGGCACAGGATATTGACGAAATTGTCGCTTTGATGTGTTACATTCAGCTTTCTCTTCTTGGAGTGGCTGCATATATCAAGGTGGGTGATGTATTTACACAACCGATGTCTACGGATGATAATGGAGAAAATTACTGGTTCACGATGATGTATTTTTCGGATGTGTGGACTATGAGAAGAGTGTTTCACAGCTTATGAAAGGATGACAAATATGATTAAAACAGTATCGTTGAAGAAAGAGGACTGTTATTGCGATTTGGCTACTTTTTATGAAAATGTAGCACGAAAAATATCGGCAAGAATAACAGATAAAAGCAAATTTGATTGCCGAAAAATTTGCGTTACGAAAGACGTTCAAGAAGTGTTATGGTCTTATTATCGTGAGGAGAAGAACCAAACTGACGAGCAGATAGCATCTATATTGCTGATAGGTGGACCTAAAGCGAATTTGGAGGAGTATGGGATTCTGGAGTATCGAGCAGAAGTTGAAAACGGATTTGTATCTTGTGGGGAGAATCCAGATGGCTGTTAAACTATATGATTATCAGATAGCAGCAGTAGAAAAAATGCAGAATGGATGCATACTTTGCGGGGGTGTTGGAAGTGGAAAATCCAGAACTGCTTTAGCTTATTATTATCTTCAAAACGGTGGAGAACCGAGCTGTTTGACAGGAACGGAGGAATATATTCCAATGGAAGATCCTCCAAAAGATTTATATATCATTACAACAGCAAGAAAGAGAGATACGATGGAATGGGAGGGGGATCTTTCACCCTTCCTTCTCTCCATTCATAAAGATGTCAATTTATACTCCAATTTAATTAAAGTGGATTCTTGGAATAATATTGGAAAGTATGCAGATGTGAAAAATGCTTTCTTTATATTTGACGAGCAAAGAGTAATTGGGGCAGGAGCATGGGTAAAAGCATTCCTAAAGATAGCAAAATCTAACCAATGGATTCTGCTATCGGCAACTCCGGGGGATACATGGCAGGATTATATTCCAGTGTTTGTTGCGAACGGATTCTACAAAAACCGAACAGAGTTCATCCGGGAGCATGTGGTATATAGCAGATTTAGCAAATTTCCAAAGATTGACCGATATCTAAACACTGGACGATTGATCCGTCTAAGAAATCGAATTTTGGTGAATATGGATTTCAAGCGACAAACAGTTTCACATCACGAAGATGTGTTTGTGCGGTATAGTATCGAGCAATATAAAGATGTGGGAAGAACCAGATGGGACCCGTACAAGAATGAACCGATTACAAACGCAGCCGGTCTTTGTTATATATGGCGAAAAATTGTGAATACAGACGAATCAAGACAACTTGCACTGCTGGAAATTGTAGAAAAGCATCCAAGAGCCATTATATTTTACAATTTTGATTATGAGTTGGAGCTTTTAAAAGAATTGTTTATTCCACATGCAGATACTATGTATTTTGAAATCGCGGAATGGAATGGCCATAAACATCAACCTATTCCAAAATCAGAAAGCTGGGTGTATCTTGTCCAATATAACGCAGGAGCTGAAGGATGGAATTGTATTAAAACTGATACGATTATATTCTATTCGCAGAATTATTCCTACAAAATCATGCAGCAATCTGCGGGGCGAATAGACAGGTTGAATACACCATTCAAAGATTTGTATTACTATCACTTGAAATCTCGGAGCGGAATCGATTTAGCAATCAGTAAAGCATTAAAGGAGAAGAAGGATTTTAACGAAACAAGATTTGTGAAGTGGTAACAATCTTATAGCAATACCGCCAAGCTTGTGTTAATATTAAAAATAGGAGGTATCAAGAATGTTTGATATTTTACAGAAGGCTGGGAGGGGTGTCAAGAAGTTTATGAGCGAAAAAATCAACACTTGTAAAGAAATTTTATCATCTGCTCAGAACAGATTGATTATTGGTCTTGTGATGATTGGTACTGGAGTAGGCTTTGTTGCTTCTGCTTATATTCGTGTACCGAAGGAGCAAATCTAATTTAAGAAAATTCGCAAAAATAACATGCCCTATAATGAAAGGTATATTTACCTTATCTTAAAAGAAAGGGCTTGCTAAAGGAGGCAGGTAAATGGAAGACAATATGAAAGAATTTGTTGCGTTTAGTAGAAAACTTTTGAGGGTTCTTATCGAACTCAGAGAGTTGCTGGAGGAAGGGGAATACGAAAAAGTCAAATCCAAACTCGATGGGTTGATTGAGGACACTCAGAGGGATATCGAAGCGTAACCAAGAAACAATTATGTCAGAAAGGACCTGTGGTTGAAAAATCGCAGGCTCTTTCTTTTTTTATATCAAATGGGCGGTTTATTATGAACGAAGAGTATTTAAAAGAGTTAATAGTAGGTATTCGAGTATTTTTATGGATGTTGTCTATAAAGATAAAAGCTTTATCATTGACAGAATTTTGGAAATTGCTAGAAGGTTGTAGTTCTCAACAAAAACTTTATGCAGTATGGCTTAGATACTATTTTTAGAAGGAGCGATGTTATGAAAATCAAGGAAGTAAATACGAATTATATCCTTTTTGATAATGGTTCAAGAATCACATTTGACCACGAACAGGATTGTTGTGAAACAAATTATGCAGATTTTGAGCAGCTCGAAGATTTGGCATTAGAATACGAGTTTGAAAATGACTTGATATTCGAAGTGGTTCCAGAAAATGGCTTTAGATTTGGAAGCAAAGGAACACCGATGTTCTTTATCCCTTGCTATTCGGATCAGAATGGTTACTATTCCTCAGATATTGATATTTTCTACGATGGAAGGCATGTGTTCAATGTAGATTGTGAAGAAAGGATTTATTAAAACTATGAACGAAGAGTATTTAGAAGTTAATTTTGAAAAATATTGCAAGACGTGTCAGCACAAGGAATTGGAGGAAAAATTCGATCCTTGTAATAGATGCTTAGAACACGGTTGTAATCTGAATTCCCGTAAACCTATTATGTGGGAGGAAAAGAAAAAATGAAATCGACAGATAGTGTTATTGTAAGTTGGGATTTTTCTCGTGGAAAAGATGTTGGTGTTTTAATTGTTGGTAGTCAGAAAAACGGGCGAGTGGATGTCATCAATGCCTATCAAGGAAAGGAAGCATACGAGCTTTATCGAAAACTTACCATTCAGAAGAAAGGAGCGGACAAGTGAGCTTTCAGTACGATCAATATTTAACTCAGCATCGTTCTAATGTAAAAAGAGGATTTGACTGGATTGCTGAAAATCTTCCAGAACTTCTAGTCGATGGATTCGATTATGGATGGCAAATTGAATTTGCACATGATAAATCCAAAGATGAACAGGATGAATATGAGGCTTACGATGCGTATTTTTATGGAGGAAATCGTTCTTATGCGGTTATGCAAAATTATCAAAAAGCTTGGTTGTTACATCTGCATAGAAACCCTCATCACTGGCAATATTGGATTTTGATAAATGATGATCCGAAAGAGGGAGAAATTATTTTGGAAATGCCATATAATTATATCATCGAGATGATTTGTGATTGGTGGGCATTTAGTTGGCAAAAAGGAAAGCTGGATGAGATATTCGGCTGGTATGATGAGCATTGTAAGTATATGAAGCTGCATCCAAAAACTAGAAAAACCATTGAAGATATTCTGGAAAAAATGAAAACAAAGTTGGATGAGATCAAAGAAAAAAATGAATTACAAAATTAGACATATTTTGGCTCGGATTCTTTTTAATTAGTGAATTCGGGCTATTTTTATGTCTTTTTGAAGGAGAGGAAGATGAAGCAACCGAAGAAATTAACCCGTGAACAGAAAGAATGTCTGTCTGCTCATTATCTTAATTGTAAAGATTGGATGTTGGTGGAGGAAACAGATTTTTATTATCGCATTATCAATAAGAATACTGGTGTGATAAAGAGCGTAGATAAGTTTAGAAAAATGAGAAGGAGAAAATGAAATGAATTCTAAAATTATTGCAGTGGATTTTGATGGAACTTTATGTGAAAACAAGTGGCCGGAGATTGGTGAGGCAAATGAAGATATGATTTACTATCTTAGAAAAAGACAGGCAGAAGGGGACAAACTAATTCTTTGGACCTGTCGTGTTGGTGATATGCTTCGGAAAGCAATCAATTGGTGCTACAATTATGGTTTGATTTTCAATGCAGTCAATGAGAACCTTCCTGAAATCATCGATAGCTTTGGCTCTGATACGAGAAAGATATTCGCCAACGAATATATTGATGATCGTAATCGTCTTATCAGTTCCTGCCGAGAAAAATCGAATATGGAATTATGGGTAGAGAATGAAGTTCGAATCGCCTGTGAACATGAGAGAAAAGCATCCGGAACAAAAGAGGAAGAACAGGATTATGGTTGTGCTTGCTTCGAAAGTGCCTTAAAAGCATATCGAAGCCTTCTGGAAGACGGTCATTCTGGATTTAGTATCGGTATGACAAAGTATATTTTGGTTCGCATGATTGAAAGAAAACCGCTCACCCCTATTGTAGATACGGAAGATGTCTGGAGCGATGCTAGAGATCGAAGTGGTCATCGAGGAGAAGTTGTCAATTATCAGTGTAAGCGCATGAGTTCATTGTTTAAATACGTGTATGCTGATGGGACAGTAAAATATCGAGATGTAGACCGGTTCTGCGGTATCAATTTGGATAACCCAAATGTTTCGTATCATAGCGGTTTAATTGATCGTGTGATGGAGGAAAAATTCCCGATTACCATGCCATATTTCCCTGAAAGTAAGCCTTTCAAAGTGTATTGTGAAGATTTTCTCGTCGATTCTAAAAATGGAGATTATGATACAGTCGGAATTCTGTATGCGATTGTACCGGAAGGATACAAGGTAGAAATTAACCGATTCTTCAAAGAGGAAAACAACGAATTTGTTGAAATAACCGAGGTAGAATACAACATGAGAAAACATTGTTGCGGATGTTTTGGAGCATCAAATAACGATTGTCAGAGATGTGATGTTGTGGAGGACGATAAGGAAAATGAATCGAAGTAGATTTATTCAAGGACTAAAAGGTGACATTCAACTTTCTGAAAAAGAAAGGAAACGAATCATTCGAAAGAGTCTTCAAAAGTATTCCTGGAAGACGAAATGTACGGTAGCAATGGAGGAATTCGCAGAGCTTCAGCAACAGATTAGTAAGCAAGTTCGAGGGTATGGGGACAGAATAGGACTCTTGGAAGAGATGGCAGATGCGTATATTTGTCTAAACTTCCTGGAGTCCATTTTTGATATTAAGCCGGAAGATTTGCAGAAAGCCATTGATGTGAAGTTGGAGCGAGAAAGGAGAAATTTATGAAAAATATACTTTGTTGTGATTGCCAGTATTGTGGTGATAAATATAGTTTTCCACTTCCAAACGATTTAATAGAAGTCGATTCGGAGAACCCTTTTATTAAACATTATTACTGTTGCTGTGGGGACTCAGAATTTTACGGAAAAGATATCACAAATTTAGACCTTACTAAATGCGACTCTTTTGAAGAATTATAGGGAGGAAAATGTAGTGACAGGACTTAGTGTGCAAATAGAGTTAAAATCCAGACTTTGTCAAGTCGGCGAAAAATTTGGATATTTCCACGCATGGGAACATTACTCAAAACCTTTGGAAGCTAGTCCTCTTATGGGTGGGGCTCCAGCAGGAGTATTTAGTAAGATGTTTGGCATTGTAGAGTTTTCAGATGGAGTCAGGCGAGTCGATCCGTCTGAAATCGTCTTCTGTGACGAAGAGAACGAGATACTCTCAGAAATGGAGAAAATGCGAAAATGAATAATGACATACTAATTATAATTTACAGAGACAACTATGAAGATATGTTCAGAGCGATGAATGAATTGATGAACTATCTGGTGGATCTTAAGGATAGCATGAGCATTGATAAGCGTCGAGCTACTATCGATATATGTGGTCATATTAGAGTTACATTTCGATGTGGAGACGTATATAAAATGGCAGGGTTAAGACCCAACTATTATGAAACTTGGAGCTGGGAAGCCGATAAATTTCTCGCTCCGTCGGCAGCAAAGTGTTGCGGAAAAAAGATGCCTTCTTTAGAGGGTATTGCTTATATCATTCAAAAAGAAGTAAAGGAGAAAAAATCTAATGATTAAAATCGAAAATGTAGAAATTATGGGATGGGAACATGTCATCAGGGGAATGCGAAATCCGATGAATAGTTGGGAGAAATCTGATAGCGGTATATGTAAAGGTGGAGACGATGGTATTGGGTGTAGAAATTGTGCCGCTTATGATTGCGAACATACATATGATCAGTCGTGGCAGCTTGGAAAAGCGGATCATGAACTGATGATGCGATTGGCAGCTGGTGGTCCGACTCACGCAAAGTATCGCCGAATGATTACCGTCTATATGGACATCACAGCTCCTTTGTATTGGTGGAAGGAGTTCGATACCTATAAAGTGGGAACTGTTGCTAACTCCTGTTCCACGATGCACAAAATTTCGGAGAAGAAATTTACGCTGGAAGATTTCTCACATGAGTATTTGATTAGACATAGGAGTGATGATAATAAGGGATATTCGGAAGTACAAATGTGCGCAGACAGTGATGTTTGTATTTGCTTTCCAGAGGATATTCTTATGCTTATCATTGATAATTTGAATGTAAACCGTGACGCATTTCTCGAGACCAAAGACAAAAAATACTGGTGGCAGATGATTCAGCTTCTTCCAAGCAGTTACAATCAGAAACGGACGATTATGCTGAATTATGAAGTGCTGGCTGGTATTTATCCGATGCGAAAGAACCATAAACTCGATGAATGGGTAGAATTCTGCAAGTGGATTGAAAGCTTACCATATTCAGAAATTATTGTTGGTAAAAAGCAAGATGATTAAATATTATGAATCGGTGTTTTACAACACGTTGGAGGAATTAAATGCTACCTATAAACATAACCATCCAGATGTGTTACGCCTCAAAAAAAAACAATACGGGAATGGTGTTCAGTTTAGCAGAATAATGTATCCGGAAAATATTATGCCGCGATTTGAATTATCTTGTTATAGGATTTTGGAGGAGGATTGAGTGTGTCGATAAAGGTCAAAGATTTATTACCTCTCATATGGTACAACGATATTCGTTTAGTTGTTGGTGCGAACGAAGAAGTTTGCCTAATACGAAAAGATTTCAATAAAAAAATACTTTCCGACGAGTGTCTCAATATGGAAGTAGAGTGTATTGAAAATGATGAATGCATTCTTGATACTGTAAACATTCATGTGAAGAAAGTATAGAGAGGAGATTATGATGTCTAAAGTTCCATTCGCTGAGTATAAAATTGGTTTTGAAAAATTTCTAAAAAGTGAAAGCGGAACAATTTATGTCCAGTGTAAGACATTTAATGAAGCTTTATACGAATTACAAGAATTGATGAAAATGGTCGACTTCGAGAAATTCCACGCTTTATCTTATTCGACTTCGGATAGACTTTACTATTGGAATTTTTATAAAGAAAATACGATTTTCTGTTTAACAGACAGAGGCAGTACCTTCACTCATATTAAACATGTTCGGGAAAAAGGGGGAAAAGTTTTCTCTTGTAAAGGATTTGAAAAGCGAATGAAATATTTTATGTATATTGATGGAAAGGAAGGTTCGACAAAATGATATTTACTTTTATTCAGCTACTTATCATGTTCATCACTGTTTACTTATGTGTTTATTCGCTGATTGACCGAGTGCTGAAATGCATCGAACACTGTGCAACAGCGAAAGCATACGGAAAATTCCGAGAGGCGGGAATTATGACAAAAATGGAAGCCGTTGAAGAAAATATAATCAAATCAACAAAGGAGAAGGACAATGTGGAAAAAGGAGTTAATTAAAAATAAAATATATGCAGTCATTTTAATGTGTGGCGGAGCGTTGGCAATCCCATGGTGTGATGGGGATGCAACGTTCTTTTTATTTTCCCTGATGATGGGGATACCGCTGTTCTTTGCAAAAGAAAATTGGATTTATGAGGGGGAAGAAGATGATGGGACGAGCAGAGAGGAGACGTACTCAGAAATTAGAACAAAAAGCGAAAACCGCCACATACAATCTCACAAAAGAGCAGCTCAATATAGCGGTACGAGAACAAGTAGGAAAAGAGCTTGAGCGTATTAAGCAGGAAGCCACGGATGATGCCGTAAATACCGCTATGGTTTTACTCCTGACTCTCCCTTTGGAAGTGTTAATGGATCATTATTGGACAAAGACCTACGCCAAGCGTATTCCGAGATTTACTGAATTGGTTCTGGAATATTACGAACGCTGGCAAAATGGAGAGTTGGATATGGATAAGTTAAAAGAAGATTTATGGGAATACGGTGGTGTTAAATTAGTAGAAGGAGAGGGCGAAACAGCATGAAATATGTAATTGGAATTATTATCGGAATTGTGTGTCTGGCGGGAGTAATAGCATTAAAAGCAATTAGTGCGTCTACAACCTATATGGATGACTCTTTCCGATGGGGAGGACGAGATGGGTATTAAAAATGATTGTCGAAGAAATGCAGAGGGATATTCAGACCCGACTGCCTATGAAGCGCTGAAGAACATGGAACAGGAAGACGAACGGTTTCACAAATTATTGGACACTATCTTTGCTCTTTGTGAGTTGTCAGATTTTCATATTGAGGAACGGATCGTTATCAAGGACAAACGAACGGGACGAATTTGGAGGTGATATATAAACATGAATGATTTTCAGAAAGCAATTGATACGATTACGAAAGCATTTGAAGAATTTGCCGCCAAGTTAAAAGAGATGGCGGACACTCTGAACAAAGCGTTTGGATTCTCGGACGCCGAGAAAGAGAAGAAAAAGAGTCTAAGCTCTCCGGCTCGATATGGGATGTCTTTGAAAAAATTCCGAAGAGAATCTTTCATTAAACAATATTCTTACCGTCCGATTGCTCGGAAACATTTACCTTACCAGAGGAGAAACTATTAAAAACGTCTGTACAAAGCTTGAAGGTGGGTGAAAATTACGCCCACTTTTGAGTTTTGAAAAACGGGCTTTGGTCACTTTTATTTGGGCTTTTTGGAAAATGAGGGGAATTTTGGGGAAGGATTCGGACGATTTTGGTCAAATTTGTGGTCATTTGCCCACTTTGTGCCCACTTTTAAAACCCCGATTTGGTCAGTAAAAACCCAGTATTTATGCGGGTTTGCGGGCTCAAAGCCCACTTTCCCACTTTTTTTCTTAAACTATTATGATAGAAAGTTTAAATATATATAGTAATAGCGAAAAAAAAGTGGGTTTTTGGCCACGAGTAAAAAATGGAGGAAATCATGAGCAAGATTAGTTGGGAGAGCTTATATGAAAATTTCAAGTCAATTTATCCGAGGTTGTCGCGGTCATCCGTATATTTTCGTCCGTTTGGGTATATGAGTATAGTGGTGTACTTTGAAGATGGGATGAGAATGGTTTATGATGATCTCAGAAAACAGGCTCATATCACAGGTTGAAGAAAATGTCAAGAGCTAATAAAAAAATCTTTTCTTTATCAACGGTTTATGGTATAGTATAAGTGTCACACAATCAAATATCGCAAATTCGTTTAAGGGAATTCATTTTGGTAAAAAGTGTATTCTCTCTTTACTCATACCCTTAAACAGAGCGAGATTGTGTGGCAACAATGGGAGATGCATTTTTTCGGTGCGTCTTCTGTTGGAGGCGCACTTTTTTATTGCCCATATATTACTTGATTGAGAGGGATATACATTGGGAACGAATAATACGAATAAAAATAATAAAGGTTCAACAGATGTTATCGGTGTCATAAGTGCACTTGCTGGTTTGGCAACCGCGGCAACACCTTTGGTGGCAAATGCTATCAATAATGCAAAGAATAAATCTTCTGAAAAAACAGAAGAAAAGATTAAGATACCAGAATTATATCATAAAGGATTTCCAATAGATCTGGAACAAGCAGTGAGGATGTTAGAGGATTGTGGACTAAAAAGTTCTACAAGCAAACTAACCATAAAGGAAGCAAATCCACGATATAAGGACTGTTTTGATTCTCAGGTTATAGGTTCGAACCCTAAACAAGGAACCGTCGTTAAAATCGGCTCGACAGTATGTTTAAGATACATACCAGATGAAGTTATTATTGAAAGTCAAAAAATATTTGACGAACTGCAACGCAACAAAAAAGAATCTAAAGAACGTACTAGAGAAAATCTTTCGGTTGTTGCGAAAAGGACAAAACAGAGCGTGACAAAAATCTTTAAAAGAAATAACAAAGAAAAAATAATAGGGGAGGATATGCCAAATGAGTAAAAGCGGAAAAAAGAAGCGGAGTACAGCCGGATTGATATTGGATGTAATACTCACGTTATGTACCGGTGGATTATGGTTAATCTGGATATTGATACGGTATCTCAGAAATAATAGTTAAAATTGAATATTGGTTAAGTGAGACAGAGATTCCTTGACGAGTCCCTGTCTTTTTTTATTTTCACTTGGTATTTTTTTGCGCGCGAAAAAAACATAGACTGTTATGAAGAGAGAGGGTTAAAACAGCCATTCTCTCTTTTATTTTGGAGAAAGGAGGCTCATCTATGCTTGAAAGTGAATTTCAAAACAAATTGATTCAAGAGTTAAAAAGAATGTTCAAAGGCTGCATAGTTACAAAACTCGATGCCAGTCATATTCAGGGTATTCCTGATTTGTTAATTCTTTATAACGATAAATGGGCCACCTTAGAATGTAAAAAAAGTGTACGCGCCAAGAAACAACCAAATCAAGAATATTATGTTGGACGAATGAATGAGATGTCATTTTCAAGATTTATTTGTCCGGAGAATAAGGAGGAAGTGTTATATGATCTTCAACAAGCATTCCGCTCTTGAAGGGCAACACGCCTTTCTTGGTGCGAGTAAATATCATTGGATCAATTATGATGAATCCAAAGTTGCCGAGTCATATTCGAAATTTTTGGCAACTCAAAAAGGAACTGAACTTCACGATTTTGCAGCGAGATGTATTACTCTTGGTCAAAAACTTCCAAAATCACAGAAAACATTAAATATGTATGTGAATGATGCCATTGGTTTTAAAATGATTCCAGAGCAGCCCCTGTTCTATTCGGAGAATTGCTTTGGTACAACCGATGCAATCGTGTTTCGAAATCGGATGCTTCGTATTCACGATTTAAAAACAGGTGTCATTCCAGCACACATGGAGCAGCTTGAAATATATGCGGCTCTTTTTTGTTTGGAGTATAAAATTAAACCGGCTGATATTGACATAGAGTTGAGAATTTATCAGAGTAATCAGATTTTATATGAAAATCCAACAGCAGAAATCATCGTTCCGATCATGGATAAAATTATTACATTTGACAAAGTAATTAACAAAATCAAAGAACAGGAGGGCTAAATTATGAATCCTATTGCGGAAGAAATTTTAATGCATTATGGAATGCCTCGCCGTTCTGGACGCTATCCATGGGGCTCTGGTGAAAATCCATATCAGCATAGCGGAGATTTTCTGAGTCGAATAGATGAGTTGAAGAGTCAGGGAATGAGTGATACGGAAATTGCAAAAGCTATGGGATTAACTACCACACAATATCGTACACAGAAATCATTGGCTAAAGATGAGAGGCGTGCACTGGATGTGGCAAGGGCGAAGTCTCTTAGGGAAGATGGACTAAGTCTAAATGAAATCGCAAAAGAGATGGGGTTTGCAAATGATTCATCTGTTCGTTCTTTACTGAATGAAAATTCCGAAGTTCGCATGAACCAGGCGAAGACCACCGCTGAATTTATCAAAAAACAAATTGATGAAAAAGGTATGATTGATGTCGGTGCAGGTGTGGAAAGAGAACTTGGCATTTCAAAAGAGAAATTGAATGAAGCTCTCTATATGTTGGAGATGGAAGGCTATCCTGTTTATGGAGGTAGAGTGGATCAGATAACAAATCCGGGTAAAAAGACAACTCTTCGGGTAATCTGTCCTCCTGGAACAGAGCATAAAGAAATTTATGATTTTGAGAATATCAATTCTTTGAAAGATTATGTGTCCCACGATGATGGAGAAACCTTCGATCCTAAATTTGTTTATCCGAAAAGTATGGATTCTAAGCGACTTCAAATTCGTTATTCCGAAGACGGCGGTGAATTGAAAGACGGAGTTGTTGAAATTCGTAGAGGTGTTGATGATTTGTCTTTGGGAGAATCGCACTATGCACAGGTACGAATTTTGGTTGACGGAAGTCATTACATTAAAGGTATGGCGGTTTATTCCGATGACTTGCCGGATGGTGTAGATGTTATGTTCAACACCAATAAGAAAAAAGGAACTCCTAAAATGGATGTTTTAAAACCAATCAAAGATGATCCGGATAACCCGTTTGGTTCTTTGATTAAAGAAGGCGTTAATGATCCCGACAACCCGACTTCTGTGAAAGGCGGTCAGAGCTATTACTATGATAAGAATGGTAAGAAGCAGCTTTCACTAATAAATAAACGTGCGGAAGAAGGAGATTGGGGAGAATGGGCGGATAAACTTCCATCACAGTTCTTATCTAAACAGAGTCGAACCTTAATTAAGAAACAACTTAATCTGGCAGCAGCAGATAAGCAATCAGAATTTGATGAGATTTGTTCTTTGACTAATCCGACTGTAAAGAAAGCTCTTCTAAAATCTTTTGCTGATGATTGCGATGCAGCGGCAGTCCATTTACAAGCGGCAGCTCTTCCTCGTCAGAAGTACCAGGTTATTCTTCCTTTAACTTCTATTAAAGATAACGAAGTTTATGCTCCGAACTATAAGAATGGAGAAACTGTGGCTTTAGTTCGTTATCCGCATGGAGGAACCTTTGAGATTCCTGTTCTGACTGTAAACAACAAACAAGCTGAGGGAAGAAAAGTTCTTGGGAACACGCCGGCGGATGCCATCGGAATCAATAAAAAAGTGGCAGATAGACTTTCTGGAGCAGATTTTGATGGTGATACCGTTATGGTCATTCCATGCAACTCATCCAATAGTAGAGTGAAAATCACATCGACTCCACAGTTGAAAGGTCTTGAGGGATTCGATCCTAAGATGGCGTATGGAACAGTCAAAAAGGGTGGTGACTACTATAACGAAAGCGGTCAGAAGATTAAGATTATGAATAATACTCAGACAGAAATGGGTAAAATTTCAAATCTGATTACTGACATGACGTTAAAAGGAGCTACTCAGGATGAATTAGCAAGAGCGGTCCGCCATAGTATGGTTGTTATCGATGCCGAGAAGCATAAACTCGATTATAAAAAGAGCGAGCAAGATAATGGAATCACAGCCTTGAAGAAAAAATACCAGGCTCATGAAAATGATGATGGTTATGGTGGAGCTGCTACGTTGATTTCAAGAGCAAAGTCTGAAACCTCAGTGTTAAAAAGAAAAGGAAGTCCGATTATCGATAAAGAAACCGGTGAGCAAAGCTGGAAGACTGTTCGAGAGGAGTATGTGGATAAGAATGGGAGAACCCAGGTACGAACTCAGAAGAGTACCAAGATGGCAGAAACCAGAGATGCTCGGACACTTTCATCTGGAACTCCTCAGGAAGAGGCGTATGCGGACTATGCTAATACCATGAAGGCCCTGGCTAATCAGGCTCGTAAGGAGATGGTTAGTAG